GCATTCTGGTCAGACTCGATGATAATAGATCTTCCTAATCTTCCAGCATATTGGTATATCGACGCCAATACTGGAATTGTTGGTAGTGAGATAGATACAGTACTTCCTGTAATCTGTCCTATCTTAGGAGCATCATTCAAGGGTCTTTCGAATATCGCTAATGCTTATCTTGCTGGAGATTCTGATCCTGTAAGATATGAAGCATTCATGTTTAAGGTAGTTAAACAGTCTCATGAAGCCACAAGACTGGCATTCGTTGAGGTTAATACTGAAGACGGACTTATAGAAAGACTAGCTGACATGTCTGTTACTGCTCCTATAGTATTCATAGCAGGATATCCAGCTCGTATAGAAATCGATACTGTAAATCACAGATTCTTCATCAAGTCTGGCTTCCAGGAGATACTCAACAGAAAGGTCTTCTATCACCACATTGCAGAAAGAGAAGAAACTACTGGTACTATAGAAGGAAGAAAGGCTCCTCTTGCACTGGGATTCTTCAAGATTTCTGGTCACCATACATCTTCTTCAGCTTCTAAGGTCAGCTCAGTATTCAACACATCGGATACAAAATTCTCAAACGATTACGTTGATGGACTCTACTATGCAACAGCAGAGGAAGGAATCCTTAGATCTACCACAAGAGTCCTCACATTTAGATGGGATGATACTCTCACTATAACTGGTACTAACGATAATAAGGTTCCGATATACAATCCTTCTGCTTCTGGATATGCAGCACTCTATACTGACACTACTATCGATAGTAATGACGGTAAGGAGTTCGTTTGTGTATTTGATGCTAAGGGAAGAATCACTTCTATGACTGTTGTGGGAGACGATCCTTCATTCTAATCGACATTTAGGGGTCTACCTATGTAGGCCCCTAAACATTTATATAATAATAACCGTAAAGGAGGTTACACTATGTACAGAGGTATAGACGTCTCATACTTCCAGGGCAATATAAACTGGAATGCTGTAAAGCAGTCTGGTATTGACTTTGTCATTATTCGTGCTGGATATGGTAGACTTATCTCACAAAAGGACGTAAAGTTTGAAGAGTACTATGCTGGTGCTAAAGCTGCTGGCCTTATGGTTGGTACTTACTGGTATTCTTATGCTATGTCTGCTGCAGAGGCTCGCATAGAAGCTGACTGTTTCCTTCAGGCTATCAAGGGTAAGACATTCGACTACCCTCTCTTCTACGATGTAGAGGAAGGAAAACAGAGAGGCATTGTAAACGAGATCATTCCCGCATTCCTTGAGAAGGTTAAAGCTGCAGGATACTACGTAGGACTTTACACATTCTACGATATGTCCAAGGCGGTATCAACCCAGATCAAGAACACATACGATGTCTGGATAGCTCATACAGGAGTAAACAAGACTCCTTATACTGGCCATACTATGTGGCAGTATAGCTGGACTCTTAAGATTCCTGGAATTCCTAATAGCTATATCGACGGCGTAGATGGAGACTACTGCTATGTAGATTACCCTGCAAAGATCAAGGGTGCTAAGTCTGTAGTGGAGCAGCCTAAGGAAGAGCCTAAGCCTGTTCAGCAGCCTACTCAGGCACCTACAACAAACCCGAATCTTCTCCATCTCAACAATACTCCTCTCTATACATCGTCTACTGCTAAGAATGCTTCTGGTACTAAGACTGGTACATTCTACAAGTATGACGACAAGGTCGTTAACGGACGTATTCGTATCACCAATTCGGCAGCTAATGTAGGAAAGACTCCTATTGGTAACTATGTTACTGGTTGGATAGATGCCCCTACATCAACAGCAGCTCCCGTTCAGGAAGCTAAGAAGGAAGAGACTGCATCTGCTCCCGCTATATCGGCAGGACAGAAGGTTAATCTTTCCAGTGTTGATCTCTTCACATCGTCTACTGCCAAGAATCCTTCTGGTAAGAAGTCTGGTACTTTCTATCTCTACGATAATAAAGTGCTCAACGGACGTATCAGAATCACCAATACTCCTGGCAACGTAGGCAGAACACCTATCGGCAATTATGTAACTGGCTGGATTTCAGTGTCCAATGTCAAGTGACATATATACGGAGGGGGGCAATAGCCTCCCTCTGTCATTGCTGTTCATT